CGCTGTCTTTCCGACACTGGTTTCTTGGTGTCTCCTCTCGATTGTTACGTTTCGAGAATCGGTTTCTATTGTGAAACTGCTTTCCTCGCCCCTGGCGGTAAGGATAATATACACCCTGTTAAGGTTGTAGAAAAGACGAAGAAAGTTTCCTCTTCCCCCATCGTTGACCTTACAAAGGGTCGACTTGTTGTTCCTGCTCCACGTAGCAGGACTTTTGCCCCCCGTCAATTCGGGGAACTTCCTTTCTCAAAGATTGAGTCTTTGTGTTCGCGTGCCGGTTGGTACGCTCCGGGTACCTCCATGAGGAACCTTTATCGTGAGCTGATTCTAGCCCAACAACTTATGTTCAGAACTAACCATCTGAAAGATTTCTGGTATCCATTTCCAGTTTGTGTAGGAGGCCTCGGCGGTATCCTATTTGATGAGCCACCCGAGTGGCTCCCTAACCAAGATTCTTGGTTTTACTGGGTCCATTTCTACCTTGGACTTTCCGACCAGTATCCACTGGTCCTCATCCCGGACGTAATTCGGGACTTATGCTACACTTCCTATAGTCGGAGGTGCGACTCGTTCTTCACGGGAACGAGAAGAAGATACGTGGTAGACACGAATCGATTGCCAGAACCCTTTTATAGTTCGGCAGACGAGGAGGCCTTTGGTCTCCAGTTGATGAAGCCGTTATCGGCTCACCCTCTATTGATATCTTTCGATTCAATTCTCGCCCGCACATGCGGAGCGATCGATAGAGTTCTTGAACTCGTCGAAGAAGGGTTCCTCCCGGAGCCCGATGTCCAGTACACGCTGGAGACTTGCGGACTGTTATCAGTCCAATTTTTGAATCCAACCCAGATGAGGTTGCCAACTTTCCCTGAGGATCTCAAGGAAGCTGTTTGGTCTCTCCATAGAGGACCAACTTGGTATCCAAAGAAGATACGTACATCGCTTTACTTGCGATCCGATACGCCGTTTATGGCGGCTAGAGACGTCCCAAGACGCCATAGCTCTCCCGATAGGGAGTTAGTTCAGACCGATCTCGGTCACATTCACGACTACATAGTGAGTCGACGTCTGAGGGGCCTTCCCCGACCAATAGCTCAAATGATCGCAGATGAGCAAATTATCCAAGGCCTAAGTATAGACCTTTCTTCATTCCAGGACGGAATATTTGGATTCTCGATAGAGAGTCGTGATCTAAAGTTGTTAGATCGTTGCATTCACCTCATCAAGGCTTCTAGACCGGAGTTGAGTTACTTCGGGATCTGTAGTCCAGACTACAATCTGACAGAGTCCATAAAGGGCTCTCCCCGTGCCTTTCGGACGGTTATTGATCAATGCCTTCAGATTCAGAAGGATTACTGTAGGG